GGCATTGCCCAGCGTGGCCGAATTGTTTGTTAAGCTAATTGTGCCAGATGTGGTGATTGTGCCACCACTCAAACCAGAACCAGCCGTAATGCTAGTAACCGTGCCGCTAGAACCACCAGAAATGGTCACATTGCTCGCTGCGGTAATACGCCCCTGCGCATCAACGGTAAAAGAGCCAACGGTAGTGGCATTACCATAAGAACCAGCCGTGACAGCCGTGTTCGCCAGGCTAATCGTGCCCGTGCTGGTGATAGGACCGCCCGTTAAGCCAGTCCCCGTGGCTACGTTAGTAACCGTGCCGTTCGTACCGCCGCTGGTAATGGCTACCGTTTTGAGCATACATCACATCCCGTCCCCAGGGGTTACATACACCGCCGCAGTGCCGGTACTCGTGATTCCGGTAAAATAGGCGTTAGGCACAAACGTCAAAATCTCATCAGTGCCCGGCAGCAACGGCAAGGCTTGCTGAGAAGACGATACCACCACCGCGGTATTAGCCGCATCCGTGCTGGCAACGCCATAACCCAAAAACACCACTACGTTGCCGCTGTTTATAAGGCGATACTGGTTTCCACCAAGCGTGGTGCTCACCGCCTGCACGGGCGTAGGTGCCGTGGCAGCAGCAGTAAACACAACCGTGTTACCCAGCTTGGTAAAAGCTTGGACGCCCATTTACCGACCCTTCTTGTCTGCAATAGACAATGCCACGCCCGCTAGGGCGGTAGTAGCGCCAATGGCAGTGTTAAGGGTATCAGCGTCAAAGTAGCCCTTAGCAACAAAAATGCCCCCGCCCCAAGTAAGAAAATGACGAAAAAGGCCAAGCCAAATGTCGTTGTTCATGTCGTTCTCCTATTTGTCTGCTTTACGGTCTAGCTTATCAAAAATCTGCTTCACCATATCCTTTATCTCAAGGATGTCTTGGCGATAGTCGTCTTTGGAGACATAATTGACGTGCAAATCACGTTCCATGTCTCGAATGTCCTGCTCTAGCGCCCGCACGGCATCCCAGATGACCTTCACAACCCAGCCAATGGCCGCTCCTGTTGCCGCTACGGCTATGTTGTAGAGGATCTGGTCCATGTTATCCCGCTGGCTGCGTCGGCCAAATGATGGTTACAGGGAAGCCCGGCTGTTTTGTGATGTCGCGCAAGTCTTGGCGATAAGCAACCCACGCAGCTTTGTCCACTGACACATCAGCAAGTTGCGTCCAGTCGCTAGCGGCCAAACGCTGGTTGCGCTCTGCTCGCACTAAGGCAGCTTCTTGGGCATCTAGCGCCGCCTTAGCTTCGTCAGACATATCGACGGCAACGTAATTACGATACCAGTTGCCATCGCTCATCTGGATCACGCCTTGGCGAGCAAAAAACTGGTATCGCGTGGTTGTTGGCTGCGGGCCTTCAAAAACCACATCGGCGTCAAAGCTATCCAATAGCTCGACGGAAAGCTGGGGCGGGAAACTGGTGGTGGGATGCAGCGCACGGAACTCATCGCCCGTAATCACCTCGCCCGCGCTTCTCAATCTGATTTCCATGTTTCCCTCTACGCAATTGCCAAGAAGATGTATGTGCCGCCACTAGCGTTCAAATCCGCTGGCGCTGCTGCCGTAACCTTAAACCCAGTGGCGTCTGTATCAACGTAGTTGGTGCTAGTGACTTCAGCGCCCGTGGTGTTCAAAAGAAAATACGGATCGTTACCCGAGCTGATGCCACGCGCGCTATCCCACACATACCAATCGCCCGTGCTGTCGGTACGCTTGATTAACACAAACCTTGCGCCTGTTGTGAAGCTGCAATTGACCGTTTGCAACGCGCCTGTGCCGGTATAGGAGCCAATTTTGCTTACGCCTACAACGGTAGCAAAAAGGTATATAACAACACTCGTCCCAGTACCTTTTGCGTCTCCACCAGCGCCATTAAAAATGCCAGCGGGATTTATTGTTGTTGCGTTAAAATATGAAGAATAAACCAAACTCGGCAAATATCCACCAGAATTTGTATTTATAGATAAGTTTCTTATATTCCCAGCTTCATTTACCGCTCCCATCCAAGCAGCAACTGCGCCTCTTGTTTTGACGACAATTAATTCAGGTGTAATTCCTAAATTATGATTTATTGGGGTTCCATCAATAAAATTAGACGAGCACACCTCATCAAAAAAGCCGGGGGCGCGACGAAAAAGGTAGTTAGCCAATGAAATGCCGCCAAGATACGATCCTGTTTGGATAGAGGTATTTATTGCGTTGTAATAGGTGGGTGGGGCCGGGGATGTTTCCGCCGCTGTAGTTTGGGTTACTAGCCAAGGCGTGGAATCTGATGACGTTATTGCAAAGCCACGCAAGCGATCAGAAATGCCTTTTTGCTCGGTGCCTCTCGATCCAGCAATTACCATGTCAACAGGAAAGTTTGAAGTTGAGGTGGCTCCCGTTGTTGAAGACAATATAGGGGCAAACACACTCGTCCCCACAGTCGGCGTCTTCATCGGGCCGCGACGAATGGCAATGTAGATGTAAGTTCCTGAATCGTTTAACGACCCAATTGCGGTGTTAATAAAAAAACCTGTTGCTGTTGGATAAATTAACCCCGACAGAGATGACTCTGCGTTAGATGTATTTGGCTGTAAATACGCTTCCGCGGTAAGGCTAAACCCCCTCATGTTGTCAAATATAAGCCAATTATTGCCAGAAATCCCAGCTTGTTTAATAAGCAGAAATTGAGGCTCATATCCAAGAGTTATTTGTTGAGTTGCTGCGTTTCCTGTGTAGCTCCCACAACTAATTACATCATCCGTGCCCGCGCTGCCAAACCCGGCCGCATTGTGGGCAAAAAGGTAGGCAACGTAGGTAGTTCCACTTGTATTCATGCCTAACTGTGATGTATTAATTGAAAACTGAGTTGAATCTACTGACCAAGCATTAGGAGACGTTGCGTTTTCAGAAGCATTTGTTGAGTTAAGAACTATAACTTTACCAACACCTAAAGATCTATGATATGTGTACCACGCACCTTCTGACGTACTTGTTGCTTTAACAATAATGCAACCGGGTTCTGAACCTAAAGAATGAGAATGGCTAATTGCTCCTGAAGCCCCTGTACCTGTCCATGTCACAATATCAAAAAACTTCGGCTGCTTGCGGAATGTCCAAGAAACGTAGGTTGCCGCGCTGGTATTGATCTTGGCAAGAGCGCCAATTGTAAATCCAGTTGTACCGAACGCCGTCAATCCGGTTGCTTGGACTGTTTGCGATCCTGTTGTATTGGAGGCAATATCAAACAATGCTCCGCGTGCGGTATCATATATGGCATGATCGGTTGCCGCCGATCTGCTTTTCATCCAAACCATACCGCCTTTAGTGCTAAGATCAATATTGTTGGTGATGGTTTGAACCGTGCCATTACCCGTGTAAAGCCACGTCGAGAACACGTCCTCGATGTAGTTTGCGGCGTTAGCGGCAACTTGAGTTGTGTTCGCGCTAAACATCAGAGGTAATTCTGCCCAGCAACCGAACCCAGCCAGTTTGTGCCATCAGCCGTAAACACAAACTTATCGCCCTTACTGGCGGTAGCCGTAATTGTCGGCGCTGTTGAAGACGGCCATTTGACTGCCGCCGGCCATGTTACCGTCCTGCTGCCAGTGGCGTCTTGCTTCAAAAACATCATGAAAGATTGCCCCGCCGTAGCGGTTGGGAACGTAAAGGTGCAATTTCCGGTCAGAGTCAAAATTTGGAATGAGCCGTTTGCCAAAGAAACGGTGTAAGCTGTGCTGGTGTTAGCGGTAACGCTTTCTTCGGTGTAACCATCATTGATGGTGGGCGCTGAAAGTGTGGGCGATGTAAAAGTGCTTGATGTAATGGTCGCGTTGTTAACAGTGCCGCCCGTGATAACCACGTTAGCCAGGCTGTTGGTGCCGTTGCCAATGCCGTTGACGCCATTCACCACGGTCGTAAAGTTGTTGTCCAACTGCGACAGCGGAATGGCCGATGTGGCACCGGCAAACGTGTTAGGGATCGTAATTGGCAGTGCCATTAGAACCTCGCTCTGAGTTCGTATTCAAGTTCAAGAGTGTTTAACGTAAACAAGGCATTAGACGCCGTAATCGTCAAACCTAGGTACTTGCCATACTGCTGAGCATCCGCTTTGTACAGCAAATATCCAGGATTGTACCAATTTATAACCGTGCTGCTGCTGTTTGTCCACGAAATCGTGGTTCCAGCGTTGTTTACCCAAGTGACGTAACCCACATTTAGCGCCACCGAGTTAGACCTAATTTCGCTATCAATCGTAGCTGCAAACGTGCCCACGGTGGTGGTGGTCACTTCGATGGCCGCTTTAAGTGCCTGCTTATCCCTAATCGGGTCATTCATAGGCCACAGCGCACTACGCACGATCACGTTAGCGCCAACCGTGCTGCTGTTGTACAGCTTATACAACGCCGTGCTGCTTGCGCCGTACAAGCTGATAACGCCGCCTGCCGTTACGCTGGTCACGTAATTCAGCGCGCCCTGCGACGTAAAGAACCACCGCTTGTCAAAAAACACCGCTTGGATTTGCCGCGGGCTGGTCAACGGATCGTTGTATGTGAACGACCAAGCGGCGCACAAAATGTTGTTAACCAGCACCTGGCCGCCCGTCACCGGCTGCGTGAAGTCAATCAGCGGGAACACCGCATCAAGCTCGTTGCTCAACTTGGTAGTGGTGCTACCCACCAGCGCATAAATGCCGTAGTCGTTAAGGAACAACACTGACCGGAAATACGGAAAGATTGCGCCAATTCGTTTAGTGCCTACCGACGCCGTGACGTTGGTGTTGGTGAAGATCGTAGTGCCGGTTGTTTGCACACGAACGTCTGAAAACACGTTGATGCTATTATCGCCAAACACGTACAGGAAGTTGTTGGCCGACAGCAGCGCCGTGATGTTGTTGTGCAGCGTTTCGTCTTGCAGATTGATGTTGCCGGCGCTCACGCTTACAAAGTCGTTGTAGCTGCCCGCTGCCGAGTAATACACGGTACGCCCCTGCGCCACCCACACGCGGCCAGAAAAGGTGCTGACATCCACGCTCAGATCGGTGGTAGCCACAGCCGTAGCAATCGCAGCGCCCGTGCTAAACGCAATGGTAGGCGGCGAGGTGTAGCCTGTGCCGTTGTTGCTAAAAATAAGGCCCACAACCGCGTTGCCAGACACGATAGCCGTGGCCGCAGCGTTAGACCCTCCACCGCCCGTTATAGTGACCGTGGGCGGGCTTGAATAACCAGTGCCACCACTTAGCACATACGCGCCCACAGTGCCCTGGGCAAAGCTCAGCGTGCTCACTACGGCATTAGCGCCGGAGCCGCCACCACCAGTAAACGTAACCGTGGGAGGCGACGTGTAGCCCGTGCCAGCCTCGGTAAACAACAGCCCGCTTACGCCATTGGCCGTCATGACCGCCTGGGCCACGGCTTGAATGCCACCAGTCTCGTTGGGAGCACTAACAGCTACCGATGGCGCAGAGGTATAACCAGAACCGCGGCTGACCATGCCATAAGCGGAGATGGAACCAATAGACACCACGTTGGTGCCGTCCCAATTGAACAGCCCCTTGACGGTATCAATGATGAGAATGCGGTCAGTCTTCCACTGCGCTATGCGCACGCCAGAAGCCGAAAACTTACCCGTGGCAGCAAGAGTGCCGGTAGTGCCGGTATCTACCCGGTAATACTGCGCGCCGCCATCCGCAAAAAACGCTATCACATAGTCAATGTTTTTGATGTTGCAGCTATAGAACGCAGACGGCGTACCAGACCACGTAAACAAACTGGCACTCGGCGCACCTAGCGTTTTGAGGTTGCCAAACCCGATGGGCTGCACATTCTCAAGCCAAGCAAATTGATCGGTATCAATGGCCGTGCGGTTAGCTTGGGTATTTACACCCTTGAAGTTCTTTACAACCTGATAGGATTTCTTCTGCTCTGCGGCGGGCATGTTAGTACGGCGTGCTGTAAGGGTCAGGCATCCGGCGAGTAAACGAAGTGTTAATCACCGACATGGCCTTAGCCTTGTACTGGTTTAAGAATATCTCAGCCTCACCATACGACTGCTCCTTAAACTTGGCCGTGTGGCAAGCGTAATACGGCACCGGGTCAGTCCATGGGCTAATGATGGGGTCAACATCGGTTGCGTTCACCAAAGCCGTTGGCAAAATAATGGTATCCAGTTCCATCGCGTAAACCTGGTCCGGCACGGGCGCTAGGTAGAACGCTTGCTGCCCATACACCGTAAACGCAATTGGACGGCCATAGTAATTTTGCCAAAACCGCAATTCGGCGTTAAACTGGGTCCAAGGCAGGTAGCGCAACGGAATACGCGTGTTGCCCCAGTACAAATTGATGTTGAGGATGTCCATTGTTTGGATGCCGCTCGGAAGCGCGCTAAACTGATAGACTTCTTGGTTGGCAACCGTGTTGACGGTCTGAATGGTGCGCAGACAACCCGTATCGCGCACCAACCGCTCACGCGCGGAGTTGATGTAATCAGTTAGCTCAGAGTCAGACCAAAAGTTGGCGTTTGCGTCATGCAAAAGCCTTCGACACTGCGTAATGTAAGTTTGAAGGGTAGCCATTTACTCTCCAACTCATGATACGAGTGCAATAACCTTT